CACCACGAAGTGTAGCATCGTTTAAGTATTTCCAGTCAGTCTTGTAAAACTCATATCCTCTCTTGAATCCAGAGAAACCTAAGTTTAACGCCATCTCCTCAGAATTATCAAACAAACCGAAAGAAGTTCCACCAGCTCCGTAAGAATTTTGAGCAGCTAACATATCATCGATGTCGAATGAGAATTGACGATTTAAGAACAATGCATTCTCAGCAATAGCTCCTTGCTTGTCAAGACGTTGTACAATTGCATCAAAATCAGACAATGCAGTTGGATTACCTCCAGACCATATATTACCACGACTTTCAATAGCACTAAACATACCCTGTGTACCAGCTGATTGAGCTAATGTAGATCCAGCTGGGTAAGCAGATCCATTAAGAACAGCAGCAGCAGCAGCTCCAGAAGAAGTAGCAGCAGGAATACCTTCTACCATAGCCATTTCTAAGTAATCTTCAAAACGTAGACGAGTCTCATGCTCTGACTTGATGTACCATAAATATCCACTAGCTCCGTTTTCAGTAGTTACCTCAACCCATCCAACTTGTGCCATATCAGAACCCGAAACAGCATACTTATCTTTGATGATAATTGGTTTGTTATCGAAGTACAAATCTTGTGATTCATTGCTTCCTGCCATTCCACCTGTTCCTTTTCTAAATTCAGAACCGTAAACAAATACACTACATAAATTAGAAGTTGATGTACCAGCAATAATTGCTTGAGATGCCTCGTAATAAGCAACATCGAATGCAACACCATTGGCATTTACAGAAGTAATAACACCTTTGTTTGATGCAGTACCAGCATTCTGAGAAATAAATACAGTTTGTCCAACTCTAAAGTTACATGTAGATCCTGCTTGAAGATTATAAGTAACTGTTGCTGAAGTTGCACCAGCTGCATTAAGAGTCCATACATCTGTATATTTTGTATGTAAACGACCTTGTTCTGCCCATTTAATCATGTCAGAGTTAGAAGGAAGTTCTGCACCAACCATACGTAAGAATGATGCGATTGATCTATTACCGTAACGCTCAAATTCTTGCTCATATGTATCAGGTAGATACTGACTCAAGAAGTTAAAGTTTGTAATATAATTTGTAGGCAATGTTGCCTTTACTGAGCTAGGAGTAATCGCTACCCCTGGACTCGCTGCTATTGATCCAGCCATAATTTCTAAGTTTTATTGTTTCTAATTACTAATCTATTTCCACGCTCCGCATCTACCGATCTTACCTGAAACCCTTGAGGTGGTGTTATAGACGTTGCATTACGAGTCATATCTATATTTTTAGACTCTCTTGCAACACCTTCTACCGCTTCAGATTTACCTTTTTCATAAAAGAATTTGGCAAACTTCTCTGGGTTAGAGGCAACAGCTATAGAACGATGGAACATCTCAGCGTCTTGTAGGTAGCCATCATCATTTAAAAACTTGTTTATAAAGTTCTTTAATGTAGACTGCTCCTTCAATAGTTCTTGTGATTCAGCTGGCTTATAAACTAATTTTTTGTCTTCGTCTATACTAAACTTGAAACCTTCAAATTTGTCAGAAAACAATTCATTTGTTTTATCAGCAAAATACTTAGATCTACGCTCCTGATCCTGCTCGCTTGCAGTTGTGGTTTCTCTATATTCCTTGTAAGCTTTATAAGCATCTTTTTCTTCTTGTGGAACAAAAGAATCACCTGACTCAAGTGGAACTTTGTACTGTTCTTTTAAGTTGTTAAAATACTCTTTAGCTTTGGCAAGCTCTTTTTTCTTTGCTACTTGTTTTCTTTTTACATCTTTTTCATCATCAAAGTCCTCATCAAAAGAGAACTTGTTTTGAATCTCCCAACGAACATCATCAGAGTCTAGCTCCTTGTTTTGTTCTTTATAAAAATCAAAAAGCAAAGTGTCTTGGTCCATTGAATCATAATCTTTACTAAGATTCATAAAATCATTTATCCCTCGACCTGTTTCTTTTTTATACTTCAAGAATGCTGAAACGTCTTCAGGTAGTTCTTCATTTACCTGTCTCTGTTCCCATATATCATCAAGAGATGATATCTCCTTGTTGTATCTTTTTCCTAAGTAAGATATGATTTTATTTTCATCAATATCTGTTTCAGGAACTTCTGCAATATTCACTTGCTCTTCTGGTTCACTTTTAGGATTAAATTTCTCTTCGTGTTCCTTGAGCAATTTTTCTTCAATCTCAACTGCTGACTTTTCTTCAAACTCAACAGCTCTTACTTTAAATTCACCTTCCATTTTATTTAATTTAATATTTTACAAAGTTACAATTTATTTTATATGTACTTTTTAATGGTACACAACCTAAATTTATCTAGGATTAAAGGATTCTAAATCAAATCCATCCAACGAATCTTCAGTGCTCTCAAAGTTCATTGGAGGTAAGTTATTTTTTCTTTGGTTAATCAATTCAGACTGTCTAGTGGCTTGAAGATCAACTCTTTTATCCTTAGCCTTCTCTTTATCTTTGTCTCTATTCAACATACCATCAACCTCAATTCCTTTTAGTTGCATGTTATACTGAAATTCTAACTCCATCAAGCTTCTCTTAGCTTCAACCTCAGCCTGCATTGTTTTTATAGCATAGTTTGCCTCAGCCTCTTTTAATTGCATCTTAGCTTGTGCCTCAATCTGGAATAGCTGTGCCTTCTGTTCTGCTGCCATTTGTTGTGACTGCATGTTCATCTGGCTTTGCATCTGCATCTCTTCTTGTTTCTGCTTCTGCTGTGCTTCCATTCTTTTTCTACGCTTAACCTTAAGCATCTCATTTGCTAGCTTCATGTTATTGATCATTCTAATGTCAATAGCATCTTCTAAGTCAATTGTTTGCTGCTGTAGTGCAATCTGTATGTTCTTCTCTAGGTTTAGTTTTTGTTCTTCGTCTGGAGATATCTCTATAAATATTCCAAAGTCATGTAGATATAATTCCTTTATCTCATCAAGAATTCCAACGTTATACTTTCCTATCTGCATAGAGAACTCCTCAACAAAGTCAGAGTACTCAAGTATGTCACCAATTCTTAATGATATACACGTTGCCAATCTTTTTGTTATAGATAGACCAGCCTCTAGTATGTGTCTTGTTGCGGTATTGGAACTTAATGCTGCCATCTTCTGTATTCCAACTAGTGCATCTGGATTAGGTGTTGACCCATCCCTAGCCTCATTTATTCCAGTAACGTCACGAATCATGCTTAAGTTATGATTGTAGTTACCAATAAGTGCAGCCATCTTAGACTGACCACTATTTGTATTTAACTCCTGAATAGGGATTCTAGCATTATTGAAATCACCATCCTGCGTATAACTTCTTCCTATTACACTACCAGTTTGGAAGTACATCTTTAATGCATCTTCTGGATTGTATGCTGCACCTGTACCCAAGTCAACTTCATTTATTCCGTCAGCGTCAATAAAGACTCCATCTGGAACAATTCTAGCCATTACCTGTTGTAACTTAAGGTGTGTTAGTTGTATCTGATCTGCAAATGGTATCATTCTCTTAACAAGAGACTCAACATTTCCTTTGTACATTCTAGGTGCGTATGCGATATAATTAGGCATTGCGTTCTGTGAAGCTGACTTTGGTCGGACCATGTTTTTCATCATCTCCCACTTTATCATCTTGTTAGACCCACCAACTAATATACCATCGTACCACACATCCTTAACAGACTCTATCTTCTCGTACATCATCCCTTCCTCAACTGGAGGATTAAATGATGAATCTTTTCTTATTACCTTTTCGCCACCGTTCTCTAATATTTTTTTCTTCCAAACAAACTTCATGTCTGTCTTGTAGTTAACATAAAGAAGTGTTACGACTTCATTTAAAAAAGCATCGTCCTGATACGTTTTTATTATTGGAAAATAATCATACCAAGCAGAACTAGCGTTTCTTATCTCAGTTAATTCTTCATCTGTTAAGTTTGGATTGATCTTTCTTAGTTCGGTATAGTGAACCATCTTTACCTCTCCGAAATAATAACAGTCAGAAAAATCAGGTCTTTCAGTGTAGCTATGTATCCAATTAGCAGGGTCTACATACTCAACGTTTACGCCATCATTAATCAAAAATGAATGCTTTACTACGCCAAGACCAATAGTAGTCATGTCGTAGTCAATAAGGCTTCTTGTTTCTGAATACTCATTCATCTTAAGTATAGTATCTATCGCCATTTCTTCCGCAATTTCAATGCTAGGCTTATACTTAAGTTGCATGTACAACGATAATTCCTCATCGTTTTCTGGTAATTCATTTGGGTCAACATTAAATGCATCAACTCCAAACTCAGACTTAGTTAGATTAAGGAAGTCTTTTGCGATCATGTCTGACTCGATCATGTCCTGAAACATGTTCTTGTGTTCAGCAGACATAACATCCTGAGCCTCAGCCTTAATTGTAAATAGTCTGTCAGACATTCCGTTGACAACAATGTCAACAAACTTCGGAATAATAGGTATTGGCGACCAGTCAAGGTTTAAGTGAGACAGGTCTCCATCTATAGATAACTCGTTTTTATATTTTTGAGTTGGTTGTTCACCCCTAGCGTATAATCTAAGTGAATGATAATTACCCCATTGATTGTAGAACCTACAACTATTTGTATTTTTTTTAAACCACTCTCCCTCAATCGCCTTTGCTACCTTTAAGCCATATTCAATTGTTGCTTTTTCTTCATCGGTTGCGTTCTGATTTGGGAATGATCGTTGTTGTATTAAAACTGATGGTTTATCCATTATTTTTTTATTTCGCTTCGGTTGCCTGTATTATCGTATCTTGCAAATTTAATACTTATTTTTGTATTTGTTTTCTCTTGATTAACGATGTACTTTTTTGTAGACATAATTGCAAGACCAGAACTAATTGAGGCATCGTGCTTTGTTCTGTTGTTTATATCAAACCTAGCCCAGTCTTCAAGAGTCTTTGTAAAATACATCGACCCCATAGAATCTTGGTCACGGTACGTACCCTCAGTATCCATGCCCACGTACTCTTCAATGTAAGAGCCAATAGCTGCCGCATGAGCTTGTTTTACGTCCTCAGATGAGTTAGGTATCCCACCGAGCTCTATCTCTGTCTTAGAGAGCTTGCTGTAGTGTTTGTCTGGACGATTAATTGAGAATGGTCTGTAGCCTCTATTTTTAAAGTGATACAGTAGCCTTTGCTTATTGTTCTCAATTAGTATTGGCATACCATAAAATACACATGCCATAAGAACATCCTCAAAGAATATCTCCGCTGTCTGAGGCCGTGCTATATACTCTAAAAAAAATTCATTTGTTGGTGCGTTTTCCATGTGAAACTTAGTCATTCCATGAAGGGCACCATTCGATCCACCACCACCTACGACACCAGATATGTCATACGGGTCACACCCAAACGATCCAATGTTTTCATTTCCAGGATACTTTAAACCCTTCCTATCTATTACGTTGTTTCTTTTGTTCTGCTCTGGTATCCATGACACAAGAAATCTACCCTTCTGATCTGGAGTCCATACAACAGTTGTGTCTGGCTTACCGTCCTTCCAGTGGAAGTAACCCCTAGTTAAGACTCTATCCTTTATTAGTGAGTCGTTATAGTCGATCTGCTGGTATATCTTTGTCAAGTTAAATAATGACTGCTTTGACTCATCCCTAAATGCATGAGACTCAGTCCTTGGAAACTGACGATAAAATTCATTTAGTGCGTCAGCATCAGACTTTAATGCAGTAACCTCGTTTGTCCACCAAGTAATAACACCGTTAGTTATTTTTTCTCCGTCCATTCCAATAACTGGTGTTTTGGGATCTTCAAAGACTGGCCATCCGTACCTATCAATGTACCCCTCAATATTCCATTCCATTGGTATAAATAAAGAATACAATCCCTGCTTGGTTTGACCATTGGCAGATCGTGATGCAGGGTTACTATCGTTAAATAGTTTCTTAAAATTATCACCACCCTTAGACAATGCATTTGACGTTGAGCCCATCATGCACTTACCAACAATCTTTGATCCCAACCTAAGACAGGTCTTTGTTACACGCCAATTGTTTAAAATGTTTTCAGGCTTCTCCCACTTTCCAGATTCATCATGAACTAGCAATAGTAATTTTTCACCGTCATAACTATTGTCAGCTGTGTTCTTCCAGTCAATCGTAGTATCAAGACCATCAATCTCTTCAGTCTTTTCATCGTCCATGTTCCTTCTTGTAATCTTTGAGGCTGGAACTCTAAATGCAAGCTCGGTCTTTGGATTGTCCATACCGTCTTGTATTGGCTTGAAAAAAAATGGGTAGTTACGTATTATCGGAACAACCTTATCTGTAAACATTTTTTTTGCGTCAGAACCTGTCTTAGATAGTATACCAATTCTAGAGTCACGCACTATTGTTCCAGTGCTACAAGACTCAGACGAGCTCATAAAAGAAAATCCAGAACGTCTGTTCTTTAGGTAGCACATACCAAAAGATCTGGCATCAGCCTTGCAAGCCTCCCAGAAAATATAAAATATCCTGTTTGACTCACGAAAATCAGGAAGCCCAACGTCTATCTTTGTCCACTGTAAGTACATGTAATGACTGCCAGTTACGTAGGTAGGGGTGTTATTATTCATAAACCAATAACCATACTCCCTCTTGTCAAACTCGCCCTCGACTAAGTCTATATACCGTGACTTAAAAACATTGTCTCTCCTATTCCAATCAAAAATAGTTTTTATTTTTTGTAGTTCTTCAGGGTATTCTTTTGGAGTCCAAACATTGTTAAAGTTGTCTACCTTGGTTGGGGTACTTGGAAGTGCAACCTTTAGTCCTCCTATTTCGTATATATCACCTATAGTCCCGTCCTTAGATATTACAACAAAGTCATAGTCACTGCTGTATCCGTAAGCCCATGCTTTCTTTTTATTCCTATTAGTTACAACACTTTTAGGAACTTGATCTAAAACAACCCTGTATAAGTTATTTTCCATTCTTAGCTCTTCCTTCGGCAAATCCTTGCCTTCCATGATCAATCTTAACGATGTCTACATTCTTATCTTTGTTCTCCTCCTCCTCAATCTTATGTAGCATAGATAGTGCATCGTCAAAGGCTAACTTTTTAGCAGAGGCTGCATTTTTTAATTTATCAGCGGTAAGGTCATCCTCAGCATGAGTAATGATTGGCTCCATCAGAACCTTAATAAGCTCGTCAATAGCCTTCTTACCAGCCTCAAGTATCTCTATTTTTTTAGACATATGTTCCTGTTGTACATTCTGTAAACTAAATCACCGTTTATCTTAAACTCATACTCGCTGTCTGGAGTAAATGAAACTACATCTCCAACAGATACGCCCTCTAATTCATTATTGGTAAAGATTAGTTCACCCCATAATTCCTCAAGACTACCCAAAGATGAGAACACCTTATCTTCTGATGGGATTGGCTTCACAAAACAAAATGGTGACGGTGCCATCCAATCAGATTCACCTGACTTGTAAAGGTACAGTTGATCGTCCTGAACAATAAAGAAGTCGTCAAACAAGTAGTTCCAACTACTCTTTTGTCTGCCCTTCATGTCGTAGTAAAACTTAAATGTGTTGTGATGAACAACCACTATGTCCCCTGGCATTATTGGTCCAGTGTAGTACATTGGTGTGCATATTACCTCAGCAAACCTATTTGTAGATTTGTGGTCCTCCTGTGATGAGCTTATGACAAATGGCTTACCTCCGTAAGTTCTTATATTATCGTACCGCTTTCCATCAACTGGCTTGATGATAAAACAGTATGGTGACTTCATTAAAAATCTATTTTAAACTCTATTGATGTTGGAACGTTACTAGAAAAAGTTTTCCACTTAATTATTTCTCCAGATTTGATTATCCATATAGATATTGATCCAGAGTCATCCTTTAGTATGGAATCTATTACCCAAGTTCTATCAAGAACTTCTTGCCCTAACATATAGTGCATGCACTTCATGTAGTCAGGGCCAATAGACACTTTTCTAATTATATTCACCTGTCTGTAGATTTACTTTAATGTCTCCATACTCCTTAATTATCTCATCCTGATAAGACGATAGATCAAAGGCGGCTGTTTCAAGATTTGAAAGTGTAGCGATTTTTTGGCTTTTTAGTCTATTGAAGGTAACCTCAATGTCTGCCAACTGGAACTTTAATTCCCGAAAGTTTGTGTTAAGCTCAACTAACTTAGAGAGCTCCTCTTTTTTTATTTTTTTCATTTTATTAAATTTATTATGCAAATATACTAATTATAATGATATATACCACTTAAGATCAGAGTGATTGTACTGAAAACATACTGGGGTATTTGCTACTAATGCAGCAGGTGCACCAACAAAGGTAGCACCAGTAGATATCCATGTTGTAGTAGGTCTTGCAATTGTGGACATTACTGTGTACTTTATTCCATTTAAGTTGGAATTTGCAGCTGGAAAAGTTATTGCAAAACTAGCTCCAGCAACTGTGCCAGTAAAGTATGTGTTTGTGCTAGTAATTGTAGCAGATGTTAATGAATTTGTTGCAACAACTGAAGGATTAACATTTAATACACCACTGTATATTAAATCAAAGACTGATTGAACAGTAAAATTAAATGTCTCTCCCGTACTGTTTGATCCAATTAATGTAGTACTTGTTGTTGGCGTTGAATTGTTATAGCTATTTATTTTCATTTCCCTTGTCCTTTATATTTTTTTTTATAATTTCTTGATGTCTTTAACTTTGATGTCTTGCTCTTAGCATGAACACCTGGGCGACTAACAAATCGCACTATTCTTTTACTAGATTCTAATTGCTTTTTCATTATTACAAAGTTACATATTTTTTTATTACTCTTTTATCTCAAAGTGCATGTAGTCGTAGTTCTTTTCACGACCTAAAGATATAAAGCCATGCTTGTAGAATATATCTATCATCTGCTTGTATTCAGGCCTAGCGAATCTTGCAGTCTTAGATGACTCCTTAAGTAAGTTTCTTGCAGGATCTAAGTCTATTGCAATTGCCCATGAATGCATAGACAAAGCGTTTCCTCCCCTCATCTTCCTGTAGTTAAAACAGCCGCCAAATAAGTCTATTCCTAGCTCCTTAATCTTATCATAGCCATAGGTAGCTAGAAGCTCATTAAATACAGCTATGAAATTATCAGCTACTAACTTATGACACATCATAGAATTTACTGAGCTGTCTAAGTCCCAAGCAATACGCATTGGATATGGTAGCTTAATTTTCACTAAGTATCCTGCACCTGTGATGTTAGCTGCACCATATTTTTTTGTTACCTGTTGTGTTGTCATTTAATTTTATTTATATCGTCTTTGATATCCTTTGCTCTTGCAAATAGTAGCTTCATTGACTGCCACAGGTCCAGATTGTAGACTTGCTTGTATGACTCATTGATAGACATCACCTCGATGCTGGATAACACTAGTGCAACCACCTTTGTCAACATAAATGGTACACTGAAAAAAGTGAGTATGATATCATTGAGAATAAATCTATCAATAAGAAAAAACATTATTACCGTTAATTCGTATAATGCTAACTTACTTATAATAGCAGATAATCTTCTAGATGTAATCTTCTCTCCTAGCTTCTTGGCCTTCCATATTCCAGCAACAGTATCAAAGATAATAAGTACTCCAATCATTAGCAGTATACCAGATATTGGTATAAAAAATGCAAGGCATATAGATATAAGTGTCAATAGTTCTGATTGGACAGACATTATTAATAAAGATAGTTGTGTTCTCATATTAGTTCTTCCGTAGGCACAGGAGGAATTTCTTCTTCCGTGTAATCAACGTTAAAATCATTCTTTAACTTATCTATCCACTCCTGCTTATCTTCAGTTATAAATGTTTCTTCAAGTCCTGTTGCCAAGAATTGGTCTTCTACTAATTCGTCATAGTAGAATATTACTTTGTCATTGTTGTAAACTATATAGTATCTCATATTAAAGCCCTCCATCTGTTAT